CTTTAACCGTGTTGTAATAGATAAAATAGTACGCGATGTACAACATGAGCGTAACTGTGGATGTATGCGCTGTATGGGTAAAGCCAGACAATCTATTGCGTGGGTTAACGAACAAAGCCCCTCCGTTAAAAGAGAAAATGCAGAACAAGAGCAAGCGGTTATTGATTTCTTACTCAAAAACGAAACTCCAGAACTTAGAGAACAACGCTTACAAAACATGGCAGGGGACATGGCTGTTGGCGTTATTGGACTCTCTTTAGTTAGAAAATAATATGGAAAGAAGGCGCGGGGAATATCTCCAGACCTACGTAGCTATACACGCAATAGGACTTGCGGCATTAGCTCTTTGTTTCTCCAGGGAACAACGCTACGAAGCTCTTGAGCGAGCAGGCTACAAATGTGAGATGTGCGGAGATGATCTTAAGCCTGGACATCGTAAGGTTCACCACAAAAAGCCTCTCCACTCGGGAGGAGAAGATGTACTAGAAAACGCACAGGCGCTTTGTCTTCCTTGCGAACGTACAGCTCACGAAGAATTATATATACTGTATGGCAACCATTTAGATTGGGCTGCTAGTTTACCTCCAAAAGAAAAGGATAGCCCCAAAGCGGGTAAGAATAGAAGGAGATAAAACCAATTTGATATAATTAGCTATGGAGAGTAAATTAGGAAGAAATAAAGCAGAAATTACCATAAGACACTGCCGCAAATGCAAAGAACCTATCGAAATAGGTAATAGGAGACCTAATGTTTATAAAAGAATCCAATTCTGCAAAGCCTGCCACATTGACTACAAACTAAGCTTTTAAAACAACTTCGTTTTTATTTCTGCACTCTGCTCACCTTTAATAAGTCTTAAAGCCATGTTACCGACTGCAAGAACGGTAGTAACGAGGACGGGGTCAACTAACTTTTGATCTGCAAAATATTGTAGTAAAACAAAAAGTGCACCAATTATATTAATCCATAAAGTTTTACTCTCATACCACATCTTTTTTACTTCATTGTTATTAGACATAAAAAACACCCACCTTTCTATAGTTACTTTTTTAATTTTTCAATACGTGCTAACAATGTGTTTATTGCTTCCGCTTGTTTTCTTGCTGCTTCTGAAACCGTCTCGCTACTTTTTATAAAATTAGTATTGCACATTTCAACGTGTGTTTGAAAATCATTTATTAGGCTCTTTAAGTATTCATCCTTCTTATCAATTGCAGACATGAAGTACTTGACGACAGTCCAGATAATAAAGAGTGTAACGCCACCAATACCAAGGTTGGCGAAAAGGTTTATGTCTGTTGGCATATTGAAGATAAAAAAAGACTATTCACGATTTGATATAATCGTATACATTAAATTATATAAAGCAATCTTATAAAAATATGACACTAAAACAAAAAAAGGCAATGCAGAAAGTTCTGGAAAATGGGGGTAATGTTGCCAAAGCAATGCGTGAGGTGGGATATAGCCCGTCAACAGTAAACAAACCAGGTGTGCTTACAAAATCTAAAGCATGGGAAGAGCTATTGTCTGAATATCTCCCCGACGAGCTTTTGACTAGGAAGCTAGAAGAAGGGCTGGAGGCAATGAAACAATTATCTGCAAGAATAATTGTAAAGAAAGGTGCGAGTGCTTCTGAAATAGACGGAGAATTACAAACGGCAAACAGTAGAACCGATGACTTTGTTGAGGTAGAAGATCTGCAAACTCGCCATAAGTATCTTGAAACTGCTTTAAAGGTAAAGGGACGCCTTCTTAATAAAATAGATCTTACGACCAATGGCAAAGACTTAGTAAATACCTTAAACAGTTTAGAAACAGATTATGGAGACCTCGGACAAAAGATTGCAGGACAAAGCATGGCGTTTAACCCACTTGTACAAGATAAAGGACAAGCAGGGGAAATTAGTGACATTCTTTCCGAACCAGACACAACTAAAGCATCTTCTTGACAGGGGAGCACATAGGTACAACCTCATACTCAAGTACAGACAAGGTGGTATTACTACGCTTTATGTAATTGATCTTCTCGACGAGGCTTTGTGGGTTCCTGGTATGAGTTGTGCTTTAATAGCTCATGAAGCTAAAAAACTACCTGAATACTTCGACATTGTAAAACGGGCGTATGAGAATATGCCTGACATGCTTAAACCTAAAACGAGAACGGATACTAAGCATAGATATGATTTTACCCATAGATTCGATGGGGCAATACTTGATAGCTCTATATACGTCGCAACCAAACTACGAGGTGGGACAGTATTAAATCTTCATGTAACCGAAAGTGCTTTTATTAAAGACCGTTTAGAGCTAGCGTCAGGAAGTAAGCAAGCTGTGCCGCTTGACGGGCGAATATCTGAAGAGACAACAGGTAACGGATTCAATGAATTTTACGATGACTATATGCGTTACCACGTTAAAACACCAGGTGAACAGGACTACAAAACATACTTCTATCCTTGGCAAATTGATCCACAATATACGTTGCAAGGCACGATAGAAGACATAACGCCAGAAGAGTTTGCACTTAAAGACAAATACAATTTAACTGACGGACAGTTATTGTGGAGACGTTGGAAGATGCAAGAGCTTAGATCGCAAAACCAAGGCTTTGGATTATCTGGCGATCAACTGTTTAAACAGGAATATCCCATGTCACTACTTGAGGCTTTCCAAAGCGGATTAGGCAATGTGTTTGATATAGAGAAGATAGAACAAATAGTCGTTAAAACTGATATAGAGGATGCTCAAGTACCAGAAACCATACATACTAAGTATGTATCACTAAAGCAAAGGGGACTTCATATGTGGCACTTACCCGTAGTAGATCATAAATATATAATCGGTATAGATCCAAGCGATGGCGAAGGGGCTGATAGCTCTTGTATTGATGTATGGGATAGAGAAACGCTAGACCAGGTAGCTCAGTACTACGGCAAGATGCGCCCAGATGAGTTGGCACAACTAGCAGCTGAAATAGGATACTTCTACAACGAGGCGTTTATAGGAGTAGAAAACAATATGCTTACGACCATTCTCTTTTTGAGTAAGATATACAGTAATTATTACTTCGAGACAAGAATTGATGAAAAGACCATGCAACGTACTAAAAAGATTGGTTGGAGTACTAACGTGAAGACGCGGGATGTGATGATAGACGACTTCATAATATACTTTGAAGAGGGGCATTTAAAGATAAATAGCCCCGTGACTATATCCGAAATGCGTACATTCGTAAAGAATGAGAACGGTAAACGTGAGCATGCCACAGGAAAACACGATGATGCGCTATTTGCGGCATTTGTTGCTATTCAAATGCAGAAGTACAATAGACCTAAAGCAAGAGTCTTTACGGAAAAGCCCTTTTAAATATTAAGATAATGCTATACTAATTATATGGTTGATATCTTTCCACAAAAACCCGACCCAGCGCTCGATGCTGCATTAAAGAAAGAACAGTCTCAGAGCCTGAAACCCTCCATAAAAGAGACTTTTCCCGATGACGCCTCAAAAAAAAGACTAAATGATTATGCGTACTATATGCGTCTTTTTACTGGTGAGCATTTTGATGCGTTTAACATAAAGATTGACGACCCTATCTACTCTCGTGAGTATTCTAAACTTCGTTACGTTACGGTAAACTTCGCAGGTCTTATCTCAAAAATACTTGCAGATATGCTCTTTTCTGAGCCACCTGTAATAAAGACTGAAGATGGTGACCAAGGGTTTATTGATGCTCTATGGCGTGAAAATAAGTTGGGGATTCAGTGTTATGAAAGCGCTTTGACAAACTCAGTACTAGGTGACGCTGTATTTAAGATTAGAACGGGAAAAAGAAACACAAATGACACAGACAGTACGGTGATTATTGAGGATATAACCCCAAATATCTATTTTCCAAATATTGATGGCTTTAACGTACGAGCAGAGCCAAATAGCCAAAAACTTGCCTGGACATTTGAAAGAAACGGAAAGACGTATCTGCGTGTCGAGGAGCACACGCCAGGGCTTATTACAAACAAGGTTTTTTACATGGAAAATAACGTCATAAAGAATGAAGAGTCTTTAAGTATTCTTGGAATTCCAGGATTGATGTCTACTCAAGACACAGGAGTTGAAAAAAGTCTTATCGTGCATATACCTAATTGGAAAATAGGATCACAATATTTTGGCATATCCGACTATAGCGATCTTGACTCTATTTTTTATGCCATAAATAACAGAATGACTAAGGTAGATAATATCTTAGATAAACACGGCGATCCTATTTTAGTCGTGCCACCTGGTGTACTTGATGAGAATGGACAGGTACGAAAGAAAGCTCTAGGGTTAGTTGAGCTCGGTGAAGGTGAAGAGGGGAAACCTGAGTATATTGTGTGGGACGCTAAGCTTGAATCTGCCTTTAGCGAGATTGAGAAGCTTATGGACTTTATGTACCTTATAGGTGAGATATCTCCTGATATTATCGGACTTGGGGAGGGTAAAACAGATAGTGGTAGAGCCTTAAAGTTTAAATTGATGCGTACCATAGCTAAGACTGCTCGTAAGAGGCTGTATTACGATTATGCGATAAAACAAGTATTGTATATAGCTCAACTAGTTGCAAAAGAATGGAAGCTGCCCGTTGACGGTCTCTATCTATCTAAAGAAGCGGTAGTGCCTGATATACAGTGGCAAGATGGCCTGCCGATTGATAATGGTGAGCAGATCGAAACTGAATCGAAGGCGCTTGATGCTGGCATAACAAGCAAGAAAGATGTCATTATGCGAGTATATGGAGTTGATGAAGAAACAGCAGAACAGCAAATGGATCAGATAGAGAGCGAACAACCTAAAATTGAGGTTCCTATGATGCAAATTGGTGAAAATGACAAGGTGGTTGATCCTAAGACAGGTAAACCACCAAAACCCGATTTAAATAACAAATAATTACATAATAAATATGTATGTATCCTACAGAGGTAATCTTCAATCCAGAGAATCTTGCAAAGTACATCTCCACGCTTGAGAGGGCCTATGTCGCTATTACAAAAGAAATAAAGACAGCCACGAGCTTTGGTGTTGCTAACCGCAAAGCTATTCTTCGACAAATAGAGCAGATACTTACCGAAAAGGGAGTTGATCTACAGAAGTTTTTAAAAGACGAGGTACAGTCTCAATACCTATCGGGAGCAAATGACGCGGTTGCACAACTAAAGAACGTAGGCGCTGATATAGGGGTTACAACATCATTTAATAGTATACATAAAGAAGCAATAGCAGCGTTAGTTGACGATGGCGCGCAGCTTATAGGGCAGAGCCTCACTGGTGTTGCAAGAAGCGCTACGGTACTACTTGGCAGAGCTACAAGAGACTTGCTAACACAAAAACTAGCTGAAGGGATTATAGGCGGTAAGGCTTTACAACAGGTTAAAAAAGAAATAGTATCTACCCTACAAGATGAGGGCTTGAGTGCCTTAAAGGACAAGGCTGGTAAAAACTGGCAGCTAGATACTTACGCTGAGATGCTGTTTCGTACTAAAGCGGTAGAAGCACGCAATAGAGGACTTGCAAATAGAATGGCCGAAAATAATTATGATCTTGTACAGGTATCTTCGCATCCTGGATCATGTGACCAGTGTGCGCCGTGGCAAGGTAAGATCCTTTCACTACGTGGGGCTACAGAAGGCTATCAAACAGTAGACAAGGCACAATCTGATGGCCTATTCCATCCGCGTTGTTTTACAGGAGATACAGAAGTATCAGGATTTAGCCCAAAAATGATGTTCTCTCGTTGGTATCAAGGTGAGATTTGCGTCATTAAGACCGCCAGAGGAAAGAAACTTACCGTCACCCCCAATCACCCTATATTGACCCCTAAAGGTTGGGTTGCAGCGGGTCTTTTGATAAAAGGCGATAATGTCTTTTATACTAGCGTCGGTGAGGGGCCTATGAAGGGCATTCACCCAAACTATAATCAAGTTCCAACCACCTTCAAGAATCTTTTTACTACGTTCCTCGAGTCTCGCGGCGTGGGCGCCACTAGCATGAAAGTTGCCCCCGAAGATTTCCACGGCGACGTCACCAATAGCGATGTCGATGTTGTATTTAAAAAAAGCTTTTTGAGCAACCACAGGGAATCCCTCAAGTTTCTTAATAATAATTTCCTCAAGAAGACTAACATTACTGCGATGTTCTTGCCTATACTGAGCCCTTTTTATCAAATGATCAAGAGATTGTTTTTTACCGCGAACAGCATCATGAGCTTTCTTCGTAATCTTTTGTCGTCCGACCTTTCCCAAAACGTTCATTCTAACAACCATTCTCTCGCTAGAGCTTCTCAGTTGGATTTTGTTGTTGAGAAGAACTCGAGTAATGGGTCGAGCACTACAACTGTAGAGCTTAGCCAATTGCTGTATGGAAGTTCCGACACAGTAGGCCTTGATCAAATCTCGAGTGTTAGTAAAAAGGATTTTTCTGGGCATGTTTATAATTTGGAGAATGATGTCAATTGGTATGTCTGCAATTCAATTATTGCACATAATTGTCGCCATGCCATAAACGTACTTATACCGTCTCTTGCAAGTCGTACTAAAGCCTATGACACAGCCTCAAAAACATATAAGTAGCTTGACTTTTAAAATTAGCAGTTATACAATGAAAGTGTTAAATATTCTTACTAGTGGACTTACCACTTTAAAAAATGAAAAAGAATATGGCTGAACAAAATACTTCTGATTCTGAAAACGAGACCAACTCGCAAACTGGTGAACAGAATCAAGACACTTTCGATCCGTCTAAGCTTGGAGACGAAGAGTTTGCTAAATTCTTCGAAGACCCAAGAGCGTTTAGACACCCCAGATTTAAGACATTAAGTGATAAGGCAAAAAAAGCAACTGAGTATGAGAGGGCTGAAGAGGATAGACAAGCGGAGAATCTTAAAAGACGTGGTGAGTTTGAAGCCCTAGCTAAAAATGCTGAGGAAAAAGCCCGCCGTGCTGAAGAAAGATTGCGCGATGCTCAAATAGAAAATCAACTACAGATGTTGTCTGTTAAATTTGGCGCTGTTGACGTAGAAACCGTAGTTAGTCTTATTGATAAAAGTAAAATTTCAATTGACGAAGTCGGTAATGTATCAGGAGCAGAGGAGGCCGTACAAAAGATTCTTGAAACAAAGCCCTTTTTAAAAAAAGGCAACACAGTCAATCTTGGTGAAGGCACAAATCCAGCGCAAAGCACAGCAAAAAAGTATAAACTCAGTCAACTAAACGATCCTCGATTCTATCGAGAAAATGAAAGAGATATCCTCGCCGCCATTTACTCAGGCAATGTTGAGGATGATGTATCTAAGTAACTTCCTATAATTCTTCTTTATCTTCACTTTATGTCTTAACTCTGTAGAGAGTTAACTTACTAATTCCATTTAGGAGAGGTGGTGAAAATTTATGGCTATTCTTAACACGACACAAAATGCGGTATTCATCCCGACAATCGTCTCACAAGGGTGTATCACACGCCTTCAGGCTTATTTAAACCTAGCAAAAACAGTCAGTAAGTCTACTGATTGGTCACCAGCTTCGGTTGGTTTGACTCTTCAGATCCCAGTCACTGGTGCTGTATCGGTTAACGATAAGACGCAAGGTTCTGCTTTTTCACAACAAGGCCCACTCGGTACAAACGTTAGTGTTACTCTTAATAAACACAAAGAGGTAACATTCGCAATTCCTGATTTGGCTAAAGTTGCTGAAAATCAAGATACACTCATGCGTTACGCTACAGACGGTGCTATGGCACTTGCCGAAGCAGTTGAATCTGATCTTCTTGCTCTCCATACTAGTATGACAAATACTATTACATGGGACAGAACCTCAGCAACAACTATCGATACTTCGATGCTTCGTATCAGAAAACATTTCACAAGCCAAAAAGTACCAACTACAGAACAAAAATATCTGTATGTTGATAGTACGATCTTCAACGATCTTTTGGGGACTGATAAGTATTCTCGTTACGATGCTCGTGGTGACGGCAGTGCTATTACCGATGGTGTGGTTATCAAAACTTATGGTTTAGAGATTAGAGAAAGTCAATTAGTTCCACTAACTGGCTCACCTGGTGCTTACCATAACGTTGCGTATACCCGAAATGGTCTCATCTTAGCAAGTCGCCCACTTCCAACCCCACAAGGGTTTGGTGGAACATTCTCTAATGTTGTAGATCCTGACATCGGTCTCGCTGTGCGCACACTCTTTTGGTTTAACGGTGACAAAGGAGAGCATCAACTCACTATTGAGGCTCTTTACGGCGTTGCAGTTATTGACAATCGTAGAGTTGTGGAAGTCGAAAGCTTCTAATCGTAAGATTAATTGTTTTCAAGGGGGAGGCTCAGCAATGGGCCTCTTTCTTTTTTGTTAGTGATATAGTAAGATATGCAATGCCATATCTGATAAATCCAGGTGGACGGTATGTACCTGTTGATGATCCTAAGCTTTATCAAGAACTTTGCAACACTCCAGGCTTTGTAAAGCCCACTCCAGAGCAAGAGGCTGAATATATAGAATACAAAACAAAACTAGTTGAGGATATGAAGCGTCCGAAAGAAGAGATAAAAGGCGAAGTCTATCTTGCCACTGTTTCACAGCAGGGGTCTGATGGATATAGCAAAACTTCAGGTGGTATTATTGAAGAACTCAATAAATGCGGTATAAAAACAAGCACTATCTTCGAGAATCAAAAAGTAGCCCTTCTTTACCATAATCCATACAGCATTCTTCGTTTAGAATCCCCGTTTAGAATTATTTACACCATGTTTGAGAGTGACAAAATACCTGATGACTGGGTAGAGTACCTAGAGGTAGCTGACCAAGTTCTGGTACCTTCTAAATGGTGTCAGACGGTGTTTAAAAAGGCAGGTATTAAGACAACGGTAATACCTCTTGGATATGATCAAAATAAATACAAATTTGTAGATCGAGAAATTAAGAATAAGAAAAGGGAGAACTTTACTTTTTTGCACTATAACGCATTTAATATTCGCAAAGGATTCCCTGAAGTGCTAAAGGCATTTACAAAAGCGTTTAGACGCGATGAGCCTGTGAGGATGGTGTTTAAAACTACACAAGAGACACTTCCCTTTCCCTTGGTCAAAGCTGAATACCCACATATCGAGGTTATAAAAGGAAAATATAGCGAGAAACAAATGCAAGATCTAATCGCTCGATCAGATTGTTTTGTTTTCCCATCAAGAGGAGAAGGGTTTGGTATACCGCCTCTTGAGACAATGGCAACAGGCATGTCAGCTATCGTGCCAAACGCACATGGTATATCAGAATACTTTAATAGTGATTGTATGTACGAGGTTAAAGTAAAAGAGATGTGCCCCGCTCTCTACAGCAGATATAAAGGCATTGATGTTGGTAAAATGGTAGTATGTGACGTTGATGATCTAGCAAAACAAATGAGGTATGTTTATGAGCATCAAGAAGAGGCATATGAGAAGGGTAAACAAGCAAGCGAGTACGTTAAACAATTCTCTATTGAAAAGACAGGAGAAAAACTTGCCGAGGTTTTAAAAGAGTTTTTACAGATGCCTGAAGATAAAAAGAAAATAAGAGATAATTTATCACTTGAAAAAATAACGTGAGCGAGGTGATATCTATGGATAAAAACAAACCAGAAGAAAAAAGGGAGGTTAAACCAAAGTTTACCCACCGTTATTTCTGTGACGCTTGTACCAATATCGCCGGATTCGTAAACATCGAGGAAAAGCTACCAAAATCTATCACCTGTCAAGTATGTAATAAGACAAAGGAATTTGATGATGAGAATTTGATCAAAATATGAATATTCGTTATTGTGGGCCATGTAGGGATTATTCAGGATATGGAGAAGCTAATAGGCACGATGTGGCCGCTTTACTAGAAGCAGGAGTATCTGTTACAGGCCAATATCCGTCTTATGTATATGAGGTGTCTGATTTTGGCAAGCTTGGACAGAAGGTTATGGCTGTTGAAAATAAGCCGCTCAACTACGACATTAAAATACTGCACACAACTCCAAACATTTTCCCTCAATACATGGAGCAGGGCAAATATCATATAGGGCGTGTGTTTTGGGAAACGTCTAGGCTGCCGGAAGATTTTGCTATTGGGGCTCAAGCATGTGAGGAGATTTGGACAGGCTCAGAGTACAACAAGCAGGCAATAATAAGCTCTGGAGTAACTAAAAAAATATATGTGATACCTGAAGCCATAGATACTTCAGAGGATGTTGAAGCCATAAAGCCATACACTTTAGACGAGCCCGATACATTTAAGTTCTATTCCATTTTTGAGTGGACAGAAAGAAAGAATCCAGAGGCTTTGCTTACTGCCTACTGGCTAGAGTTTGAAGGTGTAACCGATGTAAGCTTGAACATCAAAACTTACTTAGATAATTTTTCCTCTGGCAAAAAGGAAGAGATTGACCAGAGTATACGACTGTTTAAGAAAAAACTACCTGTCAGTCACTATGCGACAGTAAACCTTTGCAGAAGACTTATGGATAGACGACAGGTGTATAGATTTCACAAGACTTTTGACTGCTTTGTAAGTGCACATAGAGGTGAAGGGTGGGGCGTTCCTCAAATGGAAGCTATGCTTGTTGGTAAACCGGTAATTTCTACTAACTGTGGCGGAATACATGAATATCTAGTTGATGGTAAAGATGCTTTGCTGATGCCCTATACTTTAAAACAAGTAGAGAATACAAGAAACAAGCAATGGTATACTAGTGAACAGGAATGGGCCGATGTGGACATTCCAGCACTCCGTAAGGCAATGCGCTTTATGTATGAAGAAAAGAAACAACGTGAGGAGATTGCTAAAAGCGGACAGGAGCTCGTAAGGAGACTATTTTCTCTTGAGGCGGTAGGTAAACGCATGCTTGATAGACTTTCACAAATACACTTATGAGAGAGCATAACTTTGAAGAAATTATCTATAATGACACGCCGCCTGGAATGAAGGCGTGGCACTGTAAACAATGTGACAGTATAAGACTTTTCCCCTCATCTTACGATCAGGCACTTGTAAACAGAATGATGGCAAATAAATTACTTTGTTTAGATCCGCTTGGTAAGCTCCCAAACTAATATGAAACTTCTTTATATCTCAGTACACCAGGTCTTGGAATACGATGAGGTTAAGCTATTTAATGAAATGGGTGTTGATGTATTCTCTACAGGGGCATATGCGTGCCCGTGGTTTAGAGAAGGCATGATTAGACCTGGTATAGAAGGATTAAAACACTATCCAGACATGGAGCACTCAGCATCAACATACATGAGCTCTGGTTGTTCTCTTCCTCAAGAGCTTATTGATTGGGCAGACACCATCATGTTTATGCACCAGCCAGAGGCGTTAGAGAAAAATTGGCATAAGATGAAAGGTAAACGGGTTATATTTCGCTCAATTGGTCAGTGTGTACAAACTCAAGAAGAAATATTATCACGATTAAGATCTCAAGGACTTGAGATAGTGCGCTACTCTCCTATGGAGAAGAAGATACCAAGCTTTGCAGGAGAGGATGCAATGATTCGTTTTTATAAAGATCCTGATGAGTTTAAAGGATATACAGGGGAGATAGAGCAGGTTGTCAACTTTACGCAGTCTATTGTACAAAGGAGTCGACACACTCATTATGAGTATATACAGCGGATAGTAAACGGCCTCCCCGCTAAGATATACGGCGTTGACAATGAAAATCTAGGCGATCTTGATGGAGGGCAAAAGTCCTATGAAAACCTCAAACAGATCTTAAGAGAGTCAAGAGTTTACCTATATGGTGGTACGTGGCCCGCTCCCTATACCTTGAGCTTTATTGAGGCCATGATGACAGGAATCCCTATTGTTGCTCTTGGCACAAGGATAGCAGAGTCCACAAACCCTGCTAGTTTTGAGTTTTACGAGATACCAGAACTCCTTACTAATCAAGTGACGGGGTTTGTGAGTGACGATGTAAATTACCTACGACAAAACGTTGAGTTCCTTTTGCAAAATCCCTTGAGAGCTAAAGAAATAGGTGGGCTTGCAAGAAAGCAGGCAATTGAGATATTTGGCAAGAAAAACATAAAGAGACTTTGGAACGATTATTTATTACCTTAATTCTATGGATATCACACGCAGATTGTTGGGTTTAGATAGTAGTTTATCAATTCACAACGAGGGTTTTTGGAAAGAGGATTTTGATAAAGACAAAAAGGGTTTTGCTTCGTTTAACGATGCGGGTGTTGAGTGCGAGACGGGAGAGTTTCTCTATTCTATGGTACGTATGCTCAAGCCAGATCATGTACTTGAAACGGGCACACATTGGGGCGTAGGATCTTCATACATGGGCCTAGCTCTAAAAGATAATAATCACGGCGATCTTGACACTATTGAGTTTTTAACTGAGATAGCGAATGCCGCAAGTAGGAGATTCCAGAAAGTAGGCATACAAGATGTTGTCAAGCTTCATCTTATGGATGCTGCCAAATTTGAACCTAAACACCAATATAAGCTGATATTGCTTGATACCGAACCACAAACACGATTTCAGGAACTCTTCAGGTTCTATGATTACCTAGAGCCAGGCGGGTTTGTGTTTATACATGATCTCCACCAGCATATGCACCAAATACCAAATGAAGAGCACGGTTTTGCTTGGCCTTACGGCGAATTACCACGAGTAATCAAACAACTTGTTGTAAATGGTTCACTAAGGCCTTTTCACTTTGAGACACCCAGAGGCCTTACGGGATTTTATAAGGTTCATCCGAGCGATTATAAATGGAGTCTTGACAACTAAAATATATAGCTATGAAGCGCACTGCTATACTACCGTTCCCTGGAGACCCCTTCCTGCTAGCCTATTGGCTACGATCTTTCTATAAATGGCAACACTATGTTGACAGGCTTATTGTATATATGAACAGCCCCATAGAAGAGGTTGTTGTTGATTACTGTCGCAAGCTTTGCTCTGTGTTTGGAGACAAGATATATTTTGTACATATTGACAAGCAGCTTGAACATGGAGAATGTATAAATAACGCCCTTGATCTTGTACAGACAGAGTATGTGATGCTTATTGAGGATGATGCCTTTATATTCAAGCCAGAGATAGTTGACTTCTGCTTTGAAAGATTAAATTCATTTGAGATAGTGGGTTCCAAAAGATGTAGTTGTGCACAAGAGATTCTTGATAGGGCAGGTGAGATATGGAAGCTTGCTTATCAAGGCGAAGGCGATCAAGGGCCTAATTTCTGGCCCTGCTTCTTTTTTACGAAGACTTACAACTTAATAGATACAGATCGTCGATTTGGTGCACGTGCGTGGTTTAAAGGCGATGTTATACATTCTCTCGGCAACTATGTTGTTAAAGGAGACGTTATACATGGTGATACATTTGTAAACACAAGCTTGCAATTGCGTGCAAAGTTTAGACAAGATAGTATTTTTACCGTTCCACAATTTCATGCACATCCTGATGACTTAAAACACTTTGACACTCTCTATGAACATGGCATCTTTAATCCCAAAGCATCATGGTGTCACATAGGGTCTTTATCAAGCGGCGTAGGTGGTTTGCTTAAAGACAATAATGATAGGTGTCTTTCTCGTCGGACTGTTGACGACCCAAAAGAAGAAACAAAGCTTCCTGTTGAATATTGCCAAACAGACATGGAACATCAAGAGTTTGAAAGACGTACGCAAATGTGGCTTACCTTTTGGGAAACAGCGGAAGTCACACCACAGATACAAGAGTTCCATAAACTATATGGAGAAGCAGTCGAAAGAATTATTAGACAGTTTGGGCTTAATAGGAAAAGAATTAAAGTTAGGCAAGAAGCTTACAAAAAAATAGGATTATGATAAAACCTGACGTACTAGTTTGCTGGCCGCGCAATGCTGACTATCCTTTGTGGCGTCTGTTCATTAAGGATAATAGGCATCGCTTTAACGAAGTTATTATTGCTTTTACTGAGACACACGAAGGGCCCAACTTCATGTCATTTGTAAAAGAGGCAATGATTGATGATCGTTGTATTTTTATTGATCCACCACAAATACGATGGGGTGAGGAAGATTGGCGAAATGTTTGTTTAAATAACGCCTTACTTTATTCGTATACTTCCGATTGGATATGGTTTACCGAGCAAGACTTCTTTATTAAAGATGTAAACTTCTGGACTGATTTTGAAAACGCTATTGAACATAAGATGGAAGTAGTCGGCGTACTTGATGGAGAGCGTCTCCATCCATGCTCGCTCTTTATGAGCAAAGAGGCGTTAAATAAAACACGTAAGAACTTTGGTATAGTACCTGATAAGTCTGATCACTTCTCTTTAATACAAAAAGACGTGTTTAATTTGGGGCTTCCCACAGCCATAATCTCTAATGACCGTTATTATCACATGGCGGGTCTATCTCATAACATGTACTTATCACGGCTTCACAAGGCCCCAAATCATGAACGTAAAATATTCGTTAGTTGGCTAAAGGACTCATTGAAAGCAAATGTGCCTCTACACCCCGAATTTGTTGATTTTGCTAAAGAAACTATTAAATTGTACGACGGGAAGAGAAAAGAATTCCCAAGCTTAAATGAGGTTATTTAGCCTCGGTAGGGGAGGGGAGTCACGGTAGGGGAGTGCGGAAAATATACGTTTAACAATTATTTATATATATGAGACTGCTTAAAAAACTATTCTGGCTTATCTTTGACCAATGCACAAACTGCGGTGGCAATATCGAACCTCACATAAATGGTAAGTTCTACTGCGTAAGATGCAAGACAAAAAACTAAACGTACTGGTCGACTTCCACCACGCATCGCTTCTTAATTCTCTCATACTTCTTTTTGAGAAAAGATTGGGGGGGAAGATATATAGACCTATTGGTATGGAGTGGGCGCAACAGGGTTTCTGGAAGGTGTACGACCATCCCGAAACGCAAGCACAATATCTAGGTATAGGAAGTGCAACGCCTGATGGGAGTGCGAAATTAAACGAAGTAGTAAATAATCCACAAGAAGGTGTTTATCGTTGCTACGATATTGACAGTGGTGAAACAAACAAAGCAATTACCCTGGATGCTTTCTTACGAACGCCCTTTGATATTGTAATTGCCTCTATGCCTGTGCATGTGGAACCCTTTAAAAAACTCTGTGAACTTCACCCAAACAAACCTAAACTTATTTACCAGATTGGTAACTCATGGGACAACTCCATACTTGCACCTAACATTATGGCCAGCGCAAAAATATCTGGCATTCCACAAGACATAAACTATATCGAGTACCATCAAGAGTTTAATATTAATTACTTCCAACCAAACGAACCGAGCAAGCCAGATCTCTTAAGGACGTGGGATGATTCAAGAGTATCTCCTAAAAAAAATATATATTCCTTTGTTAATGTCTTTAATGGGCAAGACCATTTCAAGGAAGATTGGAGATTGTTTGAGACTATTGAACATATGATGTATGGCTGGAGTTTTAAAAGTTTTGGTGGTCAATGTCGTGACGGCAGTATAGGCCCTGCAAAAAAAGTAGCAAACAAAATGAAAGAGTCAAGGTTTATTTGGCACACAAAAGCGGGAGGCGATGGGTACGGATTTGTCATCCATAATGCGTTTGCTGTTGGTAGACCACCAATAGTCAAGATGCAATACTACCTTGGTAAAATGGCAGGGGAGCTTATGGAAGACGGTGTTACTTGTATTGCAATAGATAACCTTTCAAATGATGAGATTGTAAATAAAATAGAACACTTTACAGACGTTAAAAGATACGAGGCGTTGTGTAAGGGTGCTTATGATAGATTTAAACAACTGGTTGATTTTGATAAAGAACAGGTAGAGCTAGAAGAATTTTTACAGAATCTGCAATAACGCTTGATTTTTTTATTTTAAACTGCGATATAATCTTAGTATATGAAAGGAAACAAATAATTTGGCCGCAACCTTTGATTGGAACCGTGATACAGGAACCCAGACGGGATCTCCTACTAAAGGCACTACTCGTTCTACGGGTGTAACTGATACTAACTGGAAGAACACCGATACTTATGCTACTGCATATACGGCTGCGCCTATTACGGCGGGTAATAACTCTTATGAAATATGGAACTTTGGCAAGTTTACGGGCACATTCAATATGATACTTACGGGGTTATTTGCTCATACAGCAACCGCCTTCGGTTCAGGACTTACACTAAAAGGGCCTCCAGCATGTACGGGTGACGGTGATAGACTACTTTATACAACACCCTCTACAACTGCAAATGCTAATTTGACTACTGACATGACCACTGCGGTAGCTATTGGATCGGGTGTAGCGGTGTTCTTTGGAGCTACAGGGCCAGAAGCCACAGGTAAGGCGTCTTCAAGTACTACTTCGACCTCATATACCAACTATTTGACAACTCAATTGCAAACAACAAGTGGTGCTGCTGCGGGTGATACGGCAACAGTCACGATTACGTTGCAATATTCCGAAAATTGAGCTGAAACAATACAATGTTGGATTTCATATTTATAGCTGAGTTATTTAATGGCACGATATACAAGCAGACACCAGATGACATATCGGTAACAACACCAGGTAGATCAGCTTATTACGATATTAAGGATGCGAAGATACGAAGGTTTAGTTTAGTAGGAAAAGGGCATATATTCACGATTGACCTAGAAACGGGTAACTTGGAGGCAGATGGTAACAAGATTTACACTAAAAAGCCTCCAGAAAAGGCGGAATTAAGGCTTATTTACTACCGACAGGTGCAACAGCACATGCAGGTAGGAATCGACGAGGACAAGGTGCTTACGCCAACAATACGATATTTCATAGGTTGGCAAACAACAATTAGAGATAAAAATTACAAATTTGAGATAGGCGTAGACTAAAATGGAAGAAGTTAAAGACGACGTAGATAAAGAAAAGGTCGTTTTAAGCTTAAAAGAAGCTTTAATGGCGCAAGTAGAACCTGAAACTAAGGAGATCTGGTCTTCTAAAGAAAAAAGAGTTATTACTTGGGATGTTACTTTAGAGAGTGATAAAACACCAACGGAACAAGGTGATATAGATCACATAACCATAGTAGCAAAAGTTGGCGATGAAGAGTATCGATTCTCTCCAAATACGACAGAGGAAGAATTGAAGCAGAGAATTATAGATATTAATAAAGAACAAAAATAATATGGCACTATACATAATAAATAATGGGCCTATGCCAACAACTGCTTCTTTTGCAGCAGTGACGACGGGCACATCTATAAAAACAATGCTACAGATTAAGCCCTTTAACGTGGTTAAAATCCGCGAATGGGGAATCTCTTTTGACGGCTCTGCTGCTGCAACCCCTATCGAAGTTGAGCTTTTGGATACAGGAACTGTATTTGGTACAGTTACCGCATCTGCTGATGCTGATATTATGAAAATGGATGGAGCAGAGGGCGCTGTGGCGTCTGTAGCAGGCCTCACACTCAGTACTACGGGAACTGGCTACACCTGCACCTCCGAGGGATCAATAACAGCAACTAAGTTATTTGATACACAATTTGTAGCTCCTACAGCTCAATACGTTAAACAGTTTCCACTTGGTGCAGAGCCCAAATGTATTATTGGCAATGCAGTAAGGATACGGGTAAAAGCAGGAACGGCAGTCAATGCAATCTGCTATATGGTTCTGGAATTGTAATACTATGGTGAAGTATGACACACTTTCGGTATGGAAAAAATATTTACCGAGGATTTTAAAAAGCGTTTTTGGTCAAAGGTCGATAAAACTGAAAGTTGTTGGGAATGGACAGGAGCTAAAAGCACGGATGGATATGGGTATATGTGGATACTCAGACAAAAACTATCAATTAAGACTCATAGGTTGTCTTATATTTATGAGTATGGATTAGTGGAAAAGGAATTATGCGTTTGTCATAGGTGTGATAACCCAAAATGTGTTAGGCCAGATCATTTATGGCAGGGAACAACGGCAGAGAATAATTTTGATAGAATTGCAAAGGGAAGAACTGCAAGTCACGTTGGTGAGAAAAACCCAAGTGCTAAATTAAAAAAAGAAGATATTATGGAAATAAAAGAACTAAGAAAAACAGGATTATCGCAACAGAAAATAGCTAACATTTTTCATGTAAGTCAGGTGAGAATTAGTATGATCTTACTCGGTAAAACTTGGAAACACTTAAGTTCTTTGGAGATTTAATCACCTCCTATGATTAAATATTACATTGTGCCAGCCGAAGGGGACGGGCTTACTATAGAGACAAGCTTCAGACCAAAATACATGAGTGATTTAAAAATAAACTGGTCGGGTATTCATTTGGTAGATCAAAATGTATTCTTAATAACCATCAATACAAAAAAAGATAGTAAAGTTACAAACCTTAATAAGTTAGAAGATGTAGTCGACGTATCTACTAACTCTAAGGCTGTTAAAACAGAAGTTGAAAGTAAATTTAATATTGATAGTATCGGCAATAAAGATGTTTTTGAGACATTATGTCAATTAAAAGAACCTGATTTTACAAAAGATAAGTTATCAGTTTCTAGCGATTAAATGGCAGCAACACTTGCGTACGATGATTTTAACAGGGCGGCTAGCACTAACTTAGGCGCAAATTGGAGCGAGATAAGTGGAGGGTGGGAGCTTATTTCTGGTGCAGATTTACGACTAGTAAATCATAATGCGGCGGATGACGTGGTCGCGTGGATTACTTATTTAGGGGCAAATCCAGCAGCAGATTATGATATACAGGCAGATTGCTATTGTTTTAGTGGTGGAGGTGGAGGTGGAGTGGGGCCAGCAGGAAGGATTACAAACATAAATAATTACTATTTTGTACAGATGGATCCTACTTATAATGAGTTTGGGTTATTTAAAAAAGTATCTGGTTCCTTTACTGCTCTTAGTGTTTACTCTGCAACGCTTAACGACTCACAATGGTATAACATAAAACTAACAATGGCGGGAACTTCTTTGAAGGCATATCTTGATGGTGTAGAAAGAGCAAGCGCAACAGACTCGGCGATTACTGTAACAGGATATCCAGGGATTAGAGGGTTCGGGATAGATAATGGCCAGACTTATGATAATTTTATCGTCTATGGAGTTCCTCTTGTCACATTTAATAAAAATAATGTAAATAGGTACGCAATAAAAAGGGCAAGTTCTTATTAAGTTTTCTATTAAATACCCTTAAAGTCAATACAATGATTTTGTAATACAATACTATGGCACGATTTGGGCGCACACAGCCCTTTCTTCCAAAAATTAAAAGGCCAGATTTAGGCCCTGTATATTTTGATAACGCTTCTAATTCTACCTATCAGGCTGCTCTATCAACGTATAACTGGACGCATGTTGTTGGCACGAATAACAACAGGTTTATAATCGTCGGTGTCTCTGTATTTGCGGCGGGTAGTGTCTCTTCAATTACCGTCGGGGCACTTTCTCTTACTTTTCTACGTTCCGATACAAATGGTGTTTATCGTTCTGAGTTATGGTATGGTGTAGCCCCAGCAACTGGCTCAAATACAGTAACAGTCAATCTTTCAGGTTCGCTCACTTCGATTGCTGGTGCAACTTCATATTGGAATGTAGACCAAAGCGCACCAATAGACGCTAATAACGGCGCTAATGGAACGAATACGCCCGCTTCTGGATCGGTAACAACCGTAACGGCTAATGATAGGGTGTTTGGTAATTTAGCAGCACAAACAACGTCGGGAATTAGTGACCAAATAGGTCAAGCTAATAGATATGTCAACCAAGGTGCGCTCGGAACGGGTGCTGGAGCTGAAAAGGGAACGATAGTAACAGCAGGATCTACCACCTTGCAGTGGAATGGTTTAGGAGCTTTAGATAGCTGGGCCGTTAGTTTTGCAGGTATAAAAGCATCTGGTGGTAACACAACAACTACGCAGACAATCACAGGCGTAGCCAGGATTCAAAAGTCTGTTACGCAGACTATAACAGGCGTAGGCCGTATACAGAAATCAGTCAGTCAAACAATTACAGGTGTGTCGAGAATTCAAAAGAATGTAAGCCAAACCACGACGGGTGTTGCGAGGATTCAAAAGACTGTAGACCCCTGGTTAGGTCTTTTTTTCGGAACAGCAAGAATACAAAAAAGCGCGACCAAAACAACTACAGGTGTTGCACGTATCCAACAAGATGTCAGTCAAACTATAGCAGGCGTAGCGAAGATAACCGCAAACACCACAAAAACAACCAATGGTGTTACAAGAATTCAAAACAGTGCAACGCAAACTAGTACCGGCACAGCACGGATACAGAAATCAAACACTCAGACAACAACTGGTGTAGGCCGTATTCAAAAAACTATAACCTCAACTTTAGCTGGCGTAGCACGGGTACAAAAGTCTGTTCTACAAACAATTACAGGTGTGTCGAGAATTCAAAATTCAGCAAGCCAGACAACAACGGGCGTGGCAGCAATTACAAGTGAAACAACTCAAAATATAACAGGTACGGGGCGTATAACAGCCTTGGCAACAAAAACCACCACAGGTATTGCCAGAATACAGAAAAACACAACCAAAACAACTACAGGTGTGGCGAATATAAGCAATTCAACAATAACAACCCAAACAATTACAGGGGTTGCTAATATCTACTCACCCTATGTGAACCAGACTATTACGGGCGTTGCAAGAATAGAGAGACCTGGTTGGTATCAAGATAACCCTACACCATTTAAGGGATCAGCAAGCTCTACGTGGTATACCGATAATCCACAAAGTTTTAAAACAAACGCCTCTAGCGCTTGGTACGAGGATGCAAGTGATGAGTGGAAAACAGAGGATTTCTAATTTACTAATACTTGTATAATAGAAATATGGGAGTACTTTCTACATTACCAACCTCAAGACGTTGCTATCTAAGTCAAACAGAATTGGCTCAGTATGCAGATATTACGATTACTGATACGACAGAAGCCGACGACAGAATTAGTCAGGCTGAAGAGATTATTGATGCTTATGTAGGGCCTCAAACAAAGTTTCTTGATTACGATATTTATGGGCTTGCCGCAGCTGGAGCCTCAACAAGCCTCACGCTTGAATCTTCGCAACAGAATACCTACGATATTGACTATTTTAAGTGGACAGAAATTGAGATTGTCGGGGGCACGGGTGTGGGTCAACGAAGAACAATCACCGCAAGCACTAAGGCTGGTATTTTAACGGTAGCAACGTGGACAGTAACACCAGGAGCGACGTCTTTTTATAAAATCAATCAACTCGGCAAGTTCCCTCGTTCGTCGGACGTTATTACTTACTCTACAGGGGTTCCGACACAGTATTACAAACAGATACCCGAAGCAGTTAAACGCGCCACAGCCGCACAAGTTGAATATATTATTGCTATGGGTGATAACTTCTTTAAGACCGACCAAAGTGATAAGGTTAGCGAAAGTATAGGGGATTATTCGTATGAGAACAGCTCAAGTGGCGTTGGTAAAACGGGCATTATTAAATTAATTGCTCCCAAGGCTCGCACACTCTTAAAAGGCTATGTGAACCGAACGGGGGAAATAGTCTTTTAACCATGTCTTTTCTAGGTCTTCTTAACCAAACTTTGACGGTATACAACAAAACTTCATACAACGAAATGGGGCGAGAAGTTGTTGGCTCTGGGACAAGCGTATCTGCAAGAGTTCAACAAACAACAAAGCGTACATTGTTACCAAATGGCAACTTGCAAGTAATAGACATAGTAGCATATGTGCCCTCTGATACGACTATAGCTACAGATGATAGGGTCGACTACAGTGGTAATAAATTTAAGGTGTTTAATAAGTATGAAGCGGTAGACTCTGGGGCCGTGCATCACATTAAACTAGAGCTTGTTAAATGGAGAGAAACATAAAATGAGCGTTACATTTGATACTAAAGATTTTGATAATAAAGTAAGAAGTCTTGAACAAAAAATTAAGCTAGCCCAGCGCCAAGCCACAATGGATGTAGGCGAAGAAGTATTAAGATTGAGCGCTTTTGAAGTTCCCCACGACAAAGGATTATTGCAAGCAAGTGGAAAGGTAGAGCGTTGGGGTACTGTTGGGGCTATAGTAGGCTATAATAAGACCTATGCGGCGTATCAGCATGAAGGTCGCAGAGCCGATGGAAGTCATATTATTAGACAGTACCAGAAAGGTCGTAAAGGTAAGTTTTTAGAAGACCCCATAAAACAAAACTTATCGGTGTTTAGAAAATACATGGCAGAATCTATACAAAAAATTATACATACTTAATATGTACCTTATTGAACAAATCGCACTCCATTTAGTAAACCAGGGGCTAGGCCAATTGGCTACAAGCATTTTCTACTCATATATGCCAGACAATGCCGACAACTGCCTTTGTGTCTATGATACAGGTGGCATGGAACCTGATATTGACCTACCTACCAAGGTTCCTACATTCCAAATTATTGTAAGGGCTAGCGACTATGAAACAGGAAAGACAAAGCTAGATGCAGTGCGGACTGCATTGCATAGAAAAGAAGGAGCAACATTAATAAACGGAGGCACATTTTTCTACTATATCTTTGCAATGCAAGAAGGTGGGCACATTGGACGCAACGAACGTGGACTTGATGAGTTCTCTATAAATTTTAGGTGCAAAATAAGATGATCAAATATAACGACAAACAATATAAAGAGTTACGGTGTGCAAAGTGTCAAAACTTTGTTATCTATCACAACATATCGGCAGGGTATGCCCTCTATCAGTGTCCAGGATGTAGCTTTGTGAATGAGTGGACATTTAAGTACCTTAAAACAAAAGAAAACACGAAGAAGATTGAAGACGATTTTCAATTAGTTACAACTGAAGGGGGTGAAGAATAAATGGCAGATATTACAAACGTACAGGTCGGAGTATGCACAGTTACTTTCAATAGTATAGACTTAGGACACACACAAGGCGGTGTTGAAGTATCGTATGAACCTGTTTATCACGACGTAGCTGTTGATAAATATGGCGAGACGGTAGTTGAAAAGTACCTTATTGGGGAAAAGCTCACTGCTAAAGTACCTCTTGCTGAGTACACTATAGCGAACTTACGCAACTCTATGCCTCAAGCAACATTTGCAGGGGCAGCGAATGCACGCATAACGCTCGGCACAACAGCAGGGGTCAAAGCTAAGGCTGTTGCCTATCAGCTCGTATTGCATCCTCAAATTGAGGGTACAAGGCGGCACGATATTGTTTTCCACAAAGCATACGTCTCAAGTTCGATAGTTCTTAATCATAAAAATGATGAAGAAAAAATTATCGAAGTAACTTTTGAAGCATTGCTCGACGAAACAAAGTCGGCTGGTAACTATTTGGGTTTGATAGGAGACAGTACCCAGTGATTTATACTAATCTATGCAAATTGTGGAGCTTGTCTCCCGCATAAATTAGTAATAAGCCTCTTGAAAACTTCTTAAACAACTGCTATAATCACTTCATGATAACTAGAAAATGGTTTATAGAAAACTACAGCAATACAGATAAAAGCTTATCTGATATAGCTAAAATGACGGGTCGGCCATATTCTGCTATTAGAGAATTACTCCATAAGCTAGGAGTGCCGCCAAAGGATAAATACAGAGGTGCTAGGGTGCAAGGGCCAAAAAACCTCAAAAAGATTCTCGAAGAAAAAGGTACATGGAACAAGGGACTTACTATGGATGATGAGAGAGTAAGAAAAGCCGTAACAAACAGTAAGATAACTCGCGTCTTAAACGGTTCAACTAAAGGAGACAAGCATTATAACTGGAAGGGTGACAAAATAACTTACAAAGGGCTTCACACATGGATTGGTCGACATAAAGGCAAAGCTGAGGTTTGTAGTTTATGTGGTTCAACTGAAAGAGTCGAGTGGGCAAATAAATCAAAAGAATACAAACGAGATTTAACAGACTACATAGAGCTTTGTAGATTATGCCATGTTAAATTCGATCTTTCAGATATTTGTTCCAACGGACATAAATTCACAGAAGAAAATACGTATTTTACGAAACAGGGTTGGAGAAAGTGTAGACAGTGTAATCGTGACTTTTATCATAGACACAAAGCTGTTGTATAATAGAGGATATGAAAAAAACAATTTCTGTCAAGCTCGACGATAAAACTGTTGAGATTTCAAAACTTCCCCTCGGTAAATATGCCGAACTCCTCGCAAAAATTAAAGAACTTCCAAAACACCTAGAGTCGATACAAGGACAGAGTAATGACAAGATACTTGAGCAACTTCCTTTCCTCATTAGTGTGGCCCTTCCTGATGTTATAGCCATACTTACTGTAGCTACCACACTTAAGGCAGAAGAAATCGAACAATTGGGGCTTGATGAGGTTACAAACATAGTTCTTGCTGTTGTTGAAGTAAATAACTTCAAAGGAGTTTATGAGAATGTAAAAAAAGCGATGGCCCCCAAAGCTCAGTAAACAGTGACGATTGGCTCTGGTGGGCCGTAGACATGCTTGCAAGTGAGTATGGTTGGGGGTTTAACGAGATACTTGAAACAGTTTATTTTGACGACCTTCCACACCTTCTTGAAAAGATAAATGACAGAAAACTTCTTGAACACAAGATGCAACTTGCTATAGTGCAAAATCCTCATGTTAAAGATCCAAAGCAACTTTGGAAAAGTCTAGATTTGATGCAGAATAAAAAAACGAAACAAGAAGCTAAGTTTGATGCTCTTGGTATGGAGCGCTTAAAGGATGTGATGAAACAAAACCCTCGAATAATGATAAAATCTTAGTATATGAAAGGAGCTAAAAACTAATGGCCTTCGATCTTGGTAGTATAACCGCTAAAATTGATGCTGACATATCAGGTTTTAAGAAAGCTATTGACGGAGCCAAAAACTCTACTGATAGACTAAAAGACAGCTTATCTAAAGTCGGCTCTGGTATAGTTGATTTTGGCAAACAAGCTGCTGTTTTTACTGCCGTAGTAGCTACCACAATGGGTGTTATTGGCAAGAATGCTCTTGACGCTGCTTCTGACATGGAGCAGAATGCTACGGCATTTAGAACAATGCTAGGGAACGCCGATAAAGCCGCTAAACTCCTCAAGGAAATTTCTGAATTTGCGAGAAAAACACCGTTTGATTTACAACAAGTGGTTGAAGGAGGAAAACAACTTTTAGCTTATGGTTTTGCAGAGGAAAAAATTATTGACACCACTCAGATGTTGGGTGATGTTTCTGCGGGTCTCAAAGTCCCACTTGGAGACATGGTTTATCTCTATGGAACGCTTCGCGCTCAAGGAAGAGCTTACACAAAGGACCTGAATCAATTCATGAATCGAGGTATCCCCGTAATAGAAGAATTAGCTAAGAAATTTGGCGTCACTACAGAAGAGATTTACTCTATGACTGAAGCTGGAGAAATTGGTTTCAAAGACATAGAGGGTGTATTTCAAAGCATGACTGGTGAAGGGGGTAAATTCTACAAAATGATGGATGAACAGTCTCAGACGTTTGGTGGTGTTATGACGAATATAGGAGATAGCATTTCTCGTGCGTCATTGTCGTTTTTTGGCTGGAACGAAGAAACAGCGAAATTTAATGAAGGATCAATCTTCGATAAGATAAAATCTCTATCTGTTCTGTTTAAAGATTTTGTTGAGAATATAGGTCCTACTTTAGAGTCAATTGGAAAGAAAATAGTTGATATTTTCAATCAAATAACTACAGCTTTTGCACCACTTGTTGAATGGATTTCTAAAAACAAAGAACTTGTAACAACATTCTTTAAAGGGCTGGCTGTTGGGCTTGGAGCTCTTCTTATAATTGGAACTATTGCAGGTTTACTTACTTTGCTTTTAAATCCCTTAACCCTCATTGTTGGCGCTGTAGCTTTACTTTATACCGCTTGGACAACTAATTTTCTTGGAATCAGAGATAAAACGATGGTTGTTATCAAAGCCATAATAGAATTCTTCAACAACACTCTAATGCCGTTTATAACGATGTTTGTAGAGTGGTTTAAGGCAAACTGGGACATTATCAAACTAACAGTAATAGCTGCTTGGGATGTTATTAAAGGAGTTATTATGGTAGCTTGGGCCGTTATCTACGGAATCATATCTACAGGTCTTGAGATTCTACAAGGTGACTGGAAGGGAGCTTGGGAAAGAATTAAACAATCTCTAAGCATAGCTTGGTCTGGCATTCAAAGTATTTTCAATGGCATAGTGTCATTTATATCAGGTTGGGGTGGCACTGTATTAAGTAAACTGACACAACCGTTTCGTGATGCTTGGAGCACTATAGAAGGCCTCATGAATAAAATAAAGGACGCTCTTGACTTTACAAAGCGTCACAGTCCGTCTGTACTAGATATTGTTGAAAGCGGTGTTAGTAAGGTTAATAGGGCTTTAGAAGGCCTTAGAACTGACATAATCCTAACACCAGAAACTGCTGCAATGACAGTCTCTAACGGCGGTCAATCTACCAAAATGCTTGCGGTGAATATTGATCTAGCGGGCGCATTTATAAGTGATACTTATGGAGCTCAACGAATGGCTGAGATTATGGGTGATCAAATAATCAAGAAAGTTCAAAACCAATTACGAATTTAATTTTAGAATATAATTTATTGATATAATCAAACTATGAGGAGGAACCAACTATAAGCGATAATACAACTTTAAACACAATGTCTGGTGGGGATACTTACGGCTCGGATGATATCTCAAGCGTCAAATACCAACGAATTAAACTTATTCATGGAGCCGATGGTACAAACGATGGAGACGTGTCTAACGCTAACCCACTACCTGTTGCAGGGGGTAAGATTATTGCTTCAGAGACTAGCTTTACAAGGCCTTCTGATACCACAACCTATGCTTCTGGTGACGCAGTCAATAACTCAACTAGTGCGCCTACGGTGCTTACATTTGCTAACATTGCAAGAGCAAGTGGCTTAGGAGGTGTTATAGAGTCTGCAACCATGATCTTAAGCACTAGGGCTACTTTAGCAGGTGTATTTGAGCTCTGGCTTTTTGACACCACGGTGACGATGACAAATGACAATACTGCGTGGGGCATATCTGACGCAAACTTAAACACGTCAATAGGTTGTATTTACTTCAGTCTTAGAAATGATGGAGATGCTTCGAGTAACTGTATTTATCAAGCTACCAACATTGGTATTGCTTACAAATGTACAACCACTTCTTTATTTGGGGCTCTGGTGGTACGTAATGCCTATGTACCAGGTAACGCTGAAGTATTTACCATACGACTAAAATGTTTAGGAGAATAATATGCTTCAATTCCATGATAAGCTTGCACGACAAAATAGGGGTCGGTATAAACAGCTAATTCTTGAGGACGGCGCTTCTTTCTATGCCCCACTTAATGAAACATCTGGAACTTTCATAGCAGACATATCAGGCTATGCCGTGGGCACGTTAAATGGCGGTACACTTTCGTATACTAGCTGTCCAGCTGGCTTAGGTACTCCAGCGGCATATTTTGCAGGCTCCGCAAATCACAATATAACTTTTCCAACATCTACTTTAATTCACCCTACAGGTTCGTTTACGTTAGAGTGTTGGGCGTATATGCTCGATACAAATCCACATGAGTTTATATGTAAAGGTACTACTGAGTTTGCAGGGGCAGGCTCAGGAACAGATTTTGAGTTGGGATATGTAGGAGGCTCCACATACCTGCAATTCTACCCAGGCTCAGGAACAGCAACGTATAGTACAGCGTCTCCTGGTATAAATATGTGGGTTCATTATATGGCCCGCTGGACTTCGGGTTCAGAATTTGCAATATTTCAAAATGGTGTTAAGTCAAGCACCTCCACAGCCATAGCAACTATTGGATCTTCTTCAGGTAATTTAAAGCTTTCAGGCGTTACCTATAGACAGAACGGTTACTTAGCGCACTGTGCAATCTATCAAAAACCACTTTCAGATGGGCAGTGTCTAAATCATTATAGAGTTGCCTTGGGCGCTGCTTAATCATGCTGATAATACTTATTGCTTCGAGTTTAGCAGGTGGTGTAGCCACAACACCACCAACAGTAACTACACAAGCTGCAAGTAGTGTCGGACAGACAACGGTAACTTTCAATGGAACTATTACGGTAACTGGTGGGGGTAATTCTACTATTCGGGGCTTCCAATACAGCACAACTACCACAGTAGATAGAACATACACAGAAACGGGATCATTTGGAGCTGCTGCTTTTACAGGTAATATAACAGACCTTACGCCAGGTACTTTATACTATTACAGAGCCTACGCCACAAATGATATAGGGACAGGTTATGGAGATTGGCAAAGCTTCATGACATCAGCTGCTACCTACAACATAACTATTGACGGCGTTGATAGGACAACTGATATCATACAAGCAAGTATCACAATAACTGATACAATTAATGATCAACAAAACTCCTGTACTTTCTCAATGATGGATTTAAGTGGTTTGGGGCTCCCTGTCACCGATGAAGAGATAACAATAACTCTAAATGATGGCTCTAAAATATTTGGAGGGTATATTCTTTCGTACAGTTTATCAAAACAAGCTACAGGTGGGGTACTTGCTCAATACTCCTGTACAGACTATACAAGACTTTTAGATCGTAACTTGGTGCACAGATCTTTTCAAGACATGACTGATGCGGCAATAATACAAGAGATTATTAATACCTATTGTACGGGGCTTGGTATTACGACAACTAACTTAGTATCTGGTGCGACAATAGATCAGATTTCTTTTAACTACTTACAACCCTCTCAATGTTTCAGAAAGATTGCGGAGCTTACGGGGCGTAACTGGTATATAGATTACGATAAGGATATTCACTACTTCCCGATGACTACGAATGCGGCTCCATTCAACATAACATCGAGTAACGATGACTATATAAATTTAAATATCTCAAAAGACGCAAGTCAAATAAAAAATAGAGTCTATGTTCGGGGTGGAACGGAGCTCTCGGATAGTGTGTTTTACGAAACAAAGGGCGATGGTAGCAAACGAGTGTTTCTTTTGCCTGATAAACCACACGATGTTGTTGTAAAGGTAAATGGATCCACCAAGACGCTCGGTATCAAAAATATAGATACTAGCGGTTATGATTACTATGTTAACTTCCAAGAGAAATATGTTGAGCAAGACTCTGGGGCTACTATACTTTCTACAACTGACACACTGCGAGTTGAGTACACCTACGATATTCCAATTCTCGTTGCTGTTGAAGATTCTACTTCAATCGCCACTAACGGCATTAAAGAGTTTGCTATTTTTGATAAAAGTATCACAACGACACAAGCGGCCCGTGACAGAGCTTCAGCCGAACTAACAGACTATGCTAACTCTATTATTGAGGGATCATTTTCAACTTACACAACAGGTTTTTCAAGTGGGCAGTATATGAATATAAATTTGTCTGATTATGGAATTAATGACGACTATATTATTCAGAAAGTAACCGCTCAAGCCTTTGGTGCTGGTAACTACTTATATAGAGTATCCATAGCGAGCTCTAAGACAATGGGTATTATTAAATTTCTCATTGAACTGCTAGAGGCAAACAAAAATCTGATAGAATTAGATGATAACGAAGTGGTAGATGAATTGTTCCTTATTGTGGATAGTTTACTCAGCGATAGTATTACCGACAGCTTGATTATAGACAGTGCGGGGCCCTATTACACATGGTGCACCGATAGTTTACAATCAACACCCGTAACAAGAGCGCGCTGGGATTTATTTAATTGGTGGGGTTAAATATGGATATAAACGAAATAGTCGTACCTACAGGTAAAATATTAATTACCATGTATAACATAATAACAAAAAAATACGACCAGGATTTGGTCGATAATATGTTTGTAACGGCTGGAAAGAATGCTCTAGCTGCTAGTATTAGTGGTACGACTTCCGACAACAAGGGAATTATTACGTATTGTGCACTCGGTACAAGTACGCAAGCCCCAGCACTAGGCGATACAGGGCTTATTGCAGAGATAGCGCGCAAGTTAGTATCTGTGCGTAGCTCTAGCGGTAAAGTGGCAACATTTCAAACATTCTTTACGCCCTCGGAAGGCAACGGTACGTTGCGAGAAGCGGGATTATATGGGGATGATGCCTCTGGTAGTGCAGGTACAGGAACACTCTTTTGTAGGGCCGCTATAAACAGAACAAAAACAAGCTCGGATACTTTATCTTTGAGCTGGAGTGTAACAATCGGTTGATTATTACTTAGTATAATTACCTTATGGCAGCTTCAAGCGCAGTAACATCGGGAACAAATGCAACAGCAACGCAATATAATAACCTGAGAACGGATGCTATTACTCGTGAGCGAGTATATGTTTTTGAGGTTGTAGGATCGCTTGTTGTAGGTGACGAACAGGGTGGGCACTACATAGTACCTGCTGCCTCCACGGTTACGGCTATAACCTCTCAAATTGCCACAGGAACCTCAGCAACGTTTAGAATTCAAAAAGATACAACAGATGTTGATAGTGGTATAGCTGCAACCACGTCTGTGGCTACAGATAGTTCTTTCTCAAGTGCTTCTCTAGCTGCAAATCAAATACTTTCTCTCGACATAACCGCTATATCAGCAAGCCCCACAAGACTTTTAGTACAGGTTAAAACTACCGAAACAATCTAATTATGGCGAACTATTCTGGGTTTGGTTCTGGAGCGGATGGAGCTGGAGCTCTTACGGGCACACAAGCTCCTGTCGATTCTACCTTTACGGGTACTTCTGGAGCCTCAAGTGGCACTGCTGGTACGGGTCTTAGTTTTGCAACAAATGACATTGTCCTTATACATCAGTCACAAGGTACTAATGTAGGTAACTATCAGCTTAATCAACTCACAGGATATACCAGTGGAACGGGTGCAATGACGCTTCTTTTTCCTCTTAATGTCACCTATGGTACAGGAGCGCAGATAATTCAAGTTAAACAATATACAACCGCAGTATTATCTGGTAATTTCACGGTTAAGGCTTGGAACGGCTCCGTCGGAGGGTTTATGGTAATCATGGCACAAGGCGATATTGATGGCGCTGGTTTCACTTTAAATTGTGCTGGCTCTGCTACTGCTACTGATACTGGAGCCATAATTGGAGGGTATAGAGGTGGTAACGGGTCAGGTAATAACGTCAACTTAGCCGCTGGAAAAGGAGAAGGAACGACAGGATCAACAAGAACAGCGGGTACAGGAAGTGCCGACCAACGTGCGGCCCAGGGCTCTGGAGGGGGCGGAACCGCAGGATCATCTGTGTTTGGAAATCTTAGTATTCCCTCTTCAGGAGGTGGTGGTGGTAATGGAACGGCGGGAAGCGATGGAGGCAGTAAAGACTTTGCTGCTTGGGCTGGTGTTGGAGGCTCTACAGCAGGCTCAAGCGATCTTTCAACTATGGTTTTTGGTGGTGGTGGTGGTGGATGTGATCAAGACTCATCAACAATTGGCGGGTCGTCTGGCGGTGGGTGTGTCTGGCTTATTTGTGGCGGTACGCTCAAGAATATAACGGTAAACTTTAAAGGTGGCTCTGCTACGTCTATATCTGCAAACTCAAATGGTGGCACGGTTTCAGGAGGCGCAGGCGCAGGCGGGAGCTGTCTCATATCCGCGGTATCTATGAATAACGTAACTCTACAGGGTGCGGGTGGTGCTGCATCTTCCGCAAACTGGCCAGGGGGTGCAGGAGGGTCTGGACGAGTGGTGTATAATACTTGCACGGCTACCTCGGTAACGTCAGATATAAGCGCAACAGCAAATGTGGGTGGTCAAAGCTTTTGTTTTATTCATCATGCGATCTTATGAACAAATTTGATAAGTTTCTCGCAGATAATAACGGTAAATTCCTAAAGGTGCTTCCTAACAACCTAAACCCACAATGTTTTGACTTATGTGTTGGTTTTACTGATTTACTTGGAGTGCCTCATTTTCCTGGACATCCTTCACCTTTTCCTTACGTAAACGCTTACGAGATATACACCCGACCAAATGATGTAAGTAAAAAATACTTCGACTTTATACCAAATTCAACTACAGCGGTTCCACAAAAGGCCGACATCATCATTTGGGATGGCAAGTTAAATGGCGGCATTGGTCATGTAGCCGTTGCGACAGGAAAAGGCGATACAAACAAGCTTGAGTCTTTCGACCAAAATTGGGTAGTCGGTTCCCCTTGTAAGTTAGTTACTCACGATTATAAGTTTGTCTTAGGATGGCTTAGATTTAAAGGCTCTCTTGAGACAGCAAATCCCCCTATGAATACTATTCAAGTAGACACAAACCAATACGAATTGCTTGTTAAGAAAGCAACTAATTATGATTCTGTATGCCAATATCTACAAGTGGGAGATCCAAAAGATGTTATGTTTGAAAACATACAAAAAGTGATCGCTGGCATCAAAAGCAGTGATAACTCAGCAAAGCGGCAGGTACAGGAGTTGGGAGCGCAACTGGCAGTAACACAACAGGAGGTTAAAAACCGTGAAGAACAAGTTAGCAGACTAAAGACTCAACTGACAGAAACTGTCGAATCATATCAAATAGAGATTGAGGCTTTAAAAAATAAGCCAGATGAGACGAGCGAGCTGGTCACCAATCTAAGAGCACAGGTTGTCTCACTGGAGGGCAAATACGAAGAAGCCATGAAGGAAAAGGGTAGCAACTTAAAAGACCTCGCAGAAGCCAAGAAAAACCTAGACATTTGTATCAAGTCTGGGCCTCCTTCTAAGAGTTTGCTAGACTTCATTTTAGACCTTCTCAAAAGGATAAGAGTAATCTCCTAAAATCTCTCTAAATTTCACTTGACAAACATAATTGGAGGGTATATTATGTGTAGTGACGTGTGCTGATGTGGTAGGTAAGTAGTACCCAGTAGGGCTACGGCTTACTTACCATTTTAGCGCAAGCTCCAACCGAATGGCAAGGCGGTTGTAAAACTATCTAGTGACAGTTAGAATATGATCACCCGATCATAACGTTTGGTAGGTACTCCTTGCCAAAAAGGAAGCCTGTCACTAGGTCTTGCCAACGTTATAGATTGGGTTTTTTTTATGCAAACAAATGGTTGGGTAAAATTACACAGGGATTTTCTAAATTGGGAGTGGTATGGAAATGTGAATACTAAGGTACTTTTTCTTCATTTAATCATTAGTGCAAATCACGAAGATGCCAAATGGCAGGGTGTAATTATCAAACGTGGACAACTATTAACTTCTGTGGCTAAATTGGCCAAAGAGGTTGGTCTGACCGTTAGGTGCACTAGAGTGGCGTTAAGTCACCTAAAAATGACAAACGAAGTGACAAGCCAAAGCACTGCTAGTTTTACCATTGTGACGCTTAAAAACTACGAAGCGTATCAACAGAGTGACAAACCAAATGACAAACGAGTGACAAACCAACGACAAACCGATGACAACAAACAAGAATGTAAGAATGAAAAGAATATAACAGTATTAAATACTGTACACAAATCAAAAGATTTGCGAGTGGATGCAATTATTGATATGTTCAAAACAAAATTCCAGAAGTTACCTGTAGACAAAAAGCCAAGGTTTATAGCTTACACTTTTTCAAAGGCTATTCGCACGTTTATCTCCAAGGTGGAAGGTACACGGCCCGATTTAACCTATGATGTTGTGGTTGAGAAGGCTTTTGGCTACTACATCAGCAAATATCCCGACATTCAGCCCGAGTACATAGACACGGTTTATCGTTATGCAAAGCAATTATTCGCAGATCAGTTGTTAAAAATTAATTCCACAACCCTATGATCAGCAAGGCAGAATATCTCTATTTAAAAGTTAAAAGAGATAAGCTTAAGGAAAGATTAGAGCAATATAAAGCTACGAATGAGGATTATTTAGCTATTAAAAAACTATTAAATTTGACTGTAATAGAGCGTGAGACACTCCAGAATGACTGGAAACAGTATTATAAAGACTGCAAGGAGGGGTATAGAGGGCAAGTATTCTGGGGTCTCAAAAATGCCTTTAAAATAGGTCAGAAGGGTAATTTAAAAGCACATATCAAAGAAAAAATGGCAGACCCACGATGGGAGGAGAATATTCCAAAACCAAAGGGCCCAGATCAGGCCTATCTATTTTACAAAACAGAACCAGCAAGAATTGCACAAACTAAGCTTGATGAAATGAACAAACTAATTCTTGAATACTCAGCTGTTTATGAAAATAAAAAAGATCCGTATGATTTGTAATTCCAAATACCACTTGACAACCACTACACAAGGATATATACTAACCTTATGAAAACTTATAAACAGGCTAACCAGCCAATAACCCCAGGGGAAGTTGTCAACTATTTAAAGGCACTCTTACTTGGAGCATTATGCGGAATGGTATTTATAATCTCTACAGATTTAAACTGTAGGAATCCAAAGATACTTGAGCCTGTACCACCAAGCATGTACAACAGAACAACCCCAACTTTAACCCCTACAATAACGCCAACGCCCACAATAAAGAAAAAAGCCATAGTGCCTTTTAAGAAATACTTAACAGCAGAAGCCGCACAAATAAGAGAGCTTATATTACCTAGAATACAAAGTGAGTATGATGAGGTTAATGCTCTAGCATTCGATAATATTTTAAAGAAAGAAGCGGGCTACAGACCAGACGCTATAAACGAGATAGGGGCAGGCGGAATGCCACAAGCACTTCCGGCGAGTAAGATGGGCTGTGCAATAGAGGCGACAACAGAAGCCGCCTTGTGCCAATATGAATGGATGAAGAAATATATTGAAAATAGATATGGTACGCCTGAGAAAGCTTGGGAATTCCATTTAGCTAAAAATTGGTATTAAACATATGAACGATAGATACAAATTTCGATACTGGGACAAGAAAAGCGAGAAAATGCGATACGTTTACTTAGGTGATTTTAACTGTGAAATTATGCAGTTCTCAGGATTCGTTGACTCCAAGGGAAACGATATCTACCAAGGCGATTTATGTAGACTATTGAAAAATCCATCATTTTTAAGTTGCGACAGAACAGAGTTTTTATACGAGGTGGTTTTTGAAAAAGGGTGTTTTATGATACGAGAGGCTGATCATCACGGGGTTACTTTTTATGAGAATCCTGAGAATATTGAAGTTATTGGAAGTTATAGATAATTAAATAAATATATGAGAGAAATAAAATTTAGAGCTAATTACAAATACCACTTGACAAATACTTTACAATCATTTATCATATACTCATGACAATATCAGAAGGCATAATGCAATATACAGAAACCATATTAGCAAATGATGTTCTGTTCCATATGAAAAAAATCACACAGGACGAATTCACCGACTTAATAGTCAAAGAACAAGAAAAGCTTTTAACCCTCATAAATTTAAACGTTATAAAAACAATACAAAATGCAACTAATTAAACAAAACCATTCAGCCCGTAAACAAAGAGCTTTGACTCTTTGGTTTGAAATGGCTCAACTATATAACGAAGGTGTACCTGTTATCCAGATTGCTAAAAGATACATCAATCCCAATACAGGTAAATATTACACACGAGAAGGCGTATATTTCGCACTCAAGAAACTAAGAGATTTCGAACACCTTAATAATTAATGTTTTGATTCCTCAAGTCGTATACCTAATACACGTTCTCACTCGCACCCGAGATGACGAGACACAAGTTAACACTTGTCTTGAGGAATAAGAATATAAATTAATTTTAAATACATGAAAGAAATAGCAGCGGCCCTTTTTAAATTCCAACAGGAAGTGGGTAAGGTAAAGAAAGATGCTACCAATCCTTTCTTTAAGTCCAAGTACGCCACGCTTAGTAATGTACTTGATGTTATAAGAGAACCTTTGAATAAATGTAATTTAGTCGTTACCCAAAGTCCTTTTGGAGGAGATGAGCCAACTCTTTCAACGAAAATAATTCACGCGGAGAGTGGTGAGTACATACTTTCAGATTATCCGCTCATGTTGGTTAAAAACGACCCCCAATCTATGGGTTCAGCTATAACCTATGCAAGACGGTATGCTTTGGTGTCTATGCTTTGTCTAGACGTTGATGATGATGACGATGGTAATGCAGCTACAAAGGCTGTACAACCCACTCAAAGCGAGCAACAAGCGTTTAGAGAGCAAATACAGGGCTCAAGACCAAAAATAGCACCCGCTAAAATAATCACTGAAGGGCCTGTAAGGCAAGAGCAGCTCAAATTGATTAGTTTTTATCTTAAGAAACTAAATAGACTCGATGTAGCTATTCTTGTTGACTATTCAGTATCAGAGCTAAAAGATTTGACATCGAAGCAAGCGGTAGAAGTTATTAATAATTTGGAGAAAGAATGAACGAGCCTTACTCACCCTACGGTTGGGATGAAGAAGATAGCTACAGACACCAATGCAAAGGGTGTGAGACTATAATTAGCGGATATGATGATAACGAGTATTGCCAGGAATGTATTAAATCTATTAACAATTTAAAAAACTAATATGGGAGTCAAATTTTTAAGAAAGGTAACAGATCTAAACATGGAGACAATAGTTGACAATGCAACACAAGCTCTAATTGAAAAAGGGAAAGAAATAGTACACGTAAGTTATCAACTTACCGACACTATCGAGGTGAAGAAAGAAACAGTCGGTTGTTATTATTCAGTACTAATAATTTATAAATAAATATGAGAAAAATAGTGGTATACAAAAAAGGTGATTTTCTTGGTAGAAAAGCCAGAGAAAGCACATCTTTGCGACATTATTATGCAGTCGAAGAAAAGGAGATATCTAGATTTAACGGGGTTAAGGGATTCTTGCTCTTCATACTTTTTCCACCCCTCGTATTTTTTGGATGGTCAAAGTCTTTAGAAGTTACCTATGAATTAAAACCAGAATATGCAAAAAAAGATTGATTTTATTAATAACATTCTGTTTACGCTCGTAGTTACATTTTCCCTAACACCCTTTTCGTTTGTATTCGGATACATAATTGGTATTTATATAAGGAGTTAAAATGGAAATGAAGTATATCGATTTAATTCTATGCTTGACAATACTAAGATACAAACAAGGTGAGCCCTGGTACGTAACAACAGACTATTTAAGAGATTGCTTAAGAAAAGACGGTTATGAAATACAGTATATTGATTCAGAAAGGACGGTTAGAGCGTTTAAAGGAACACAGAGTATAGAGTTTAATATTAATGAATATGAAAACAAAAAGTAAGCGCAAATATTGGATAACTAAACTAGATGAGATTGTTAGTTTAATTGTAAGAGAGAAAGCAGGTTGGAAGTGTGAGCGATGCCACAAGCAGTACACACCACCAACAAACGCATTACATTGTTCACACTATTTCTCAAGAAGGCACATAGGTACACGGTTTGATCTTTTAAACCTATGCGCCCTATGTTACGGATGTCATAAAAGGTGGGAAGGCATGAAGCAAGACGAATACAGAGAGTTTATGGTTGCTAGAATAGGCCAAGATAAGTTATTTTATCTTGAAGGTTTGAAGCTTTCTGTAACTAAGAAATCGGAAAATGAATTGGAAGAGCTATATAACGAAATATTAATAATTAGAAAATAACATGAAAAAAGAGAGAGTTTACACTACAGCAAACCAAACAACTATTGATGAACTAAATGAAGAGACCTTACGTTCAGGTAGATTAAATATAATGAAGTCTGACGAAAAAGGATACTATAGAGAGGTAGCTGACAAAGCAGACAAGAAAGACTGCACCTGCTACAAATGTCCTAAATGTGAGGCGTATATGAAGGATTATTATGAGAAGACAGGGGAGTTAAAGCCAATAGGCAAGATAGACAAAAAGGAAATAGATAAAGCAGTCAAGTGTGTTGAGGAAAATATAAAGTTGACTGAGGAGGCTTGCAAGATGATACCTTTTTACGATAAAGGTACGCATAACCCAGGAGAAGCGTGGTTCCTCAATATCTATAAAGGGGATACACCTAAAAACAACGCTTTTGCTAAACATGCGGTTAAGTTAATAGATATGGTTTTAAAAAATAAAGTTTAAATAACCTATGACAATCCAAGAACAAATAGACCAACTTAGAAAGGAGTTATCCGGAATTACCGGAGGGCTTGAAAAGAAGATTGAGAAGCTCCAAGATCATATCGCTCACTCAAGCGAAATGATAAAACCCACCCGCTACTACCCAAACGGGGCGTATATGGATGAGCCTGAAGATGGAACTACTTGTTACTCTATTGTTAATGGATATGGCGGTATATATGTAGATCATTACTGTTTTGACATCAGTCTACATTCTCATCTTGGTTTTTTAGATGAACAAGAAGGTTTTCCGACCAAGCAGGCTGCGGAGAGAGAAATCAACCGTCAGAAACTTACCGCCAAAATGTACCGAGACATGCGAGACGAGCGGATAAATGGGGATTGGGTGGCTAAGTTTGAACCAGGGAGTCCCTCTGTTTATTACCCAAAACTTAAGCATAGTAAGATACATTTTGAATACACTAATTTTTCACAGTGTGCTCATAATTTCTTTTACAAAAACGACACCTTTATCGAAGACCTCAAAGCAATGGGTTGGACTGAAGAGGAGTTAAAAATTGTTTGGTTTAATAAATAATATGGTAATAAATGATATGCCAAAACTAGAAAGTCCTTTTGTGAGAGAAACTATAAATGGAGAATACATTGTGACTCCAAAAATAGCCGAAGGGTTTGAGTGGGTATTTACCGATAAACCCGTATGGGCGGTAGATAAGCTAGACGGTACAAATATCTGCATTCGAGTTGAAAACGGACAAATAGCCCACATATTCAACCGCACTACTGAAAAGTTCCTTTGGAAGATAACGGGTATTACTGCGTGGGAAGGGGCGTGCCTTGAAGGTATTTCTAAATGTATCCAAAAAGGTTGGGGAAAGGATCTAACTGAAGGAGACAACTTTGGAGAGCTTATAGGGCCGATTATTAACGGCAACAGACATGGTCTAGACTATCACCTATACGTACCGTTTTCTTATCTAAAGAAAAAGTGCCACTGGAATAGCTTTATTGGTAATGACCACGAGAAGAACTACAAAAGTATCTCTGAATGGTTCCAACATGCGTTGCCAAGCTTATTTAACCAAAGGCTTGGTCTACCTAAAATAGAGGCGGAGGGTCTTGTTTTTTACCATGAAGACGGTCGTATGGCTAAGCTGAGGAGGGATATGTTTGACTGGTATGAGGGTGAGCGTCACTAATTTTAAACAACCATGAACACACAACCACTTATAGACGCTGGAGCTTTCTTTTTAACCGTTATTGCTTGGTATTTAATGGCGCTTGTATTTTTAGCCATACTATATGTGCCTGCCTACTTTATTTTAAAGAAGTTACTCAAGATAAAATGAACACACGTTTTAAATTAAAAGAGGAGATATGATCACCTATCACAAGAACAAATGGGGCGATGAGTTTAGATTTAGAGTAACCAGAAGTCGTATTTACATAGTTAATCTGACAGGCTGTATTGGATATGAGACTTCAAATGAGGATTTGTGGAAGGCTGGTTGGAGGATTGGTTTTTCCAAGATTAGTAGGTTTATAAAACCTTACGGAATTTACATATTTTTAGCAACTTATGACCGACAAACCTAAACTACCAGAGAAGATAGACATTAAAGAATTAGGTTATTCAGTCTGCTTAGACTGTGGTAAAAAATATAGCACTCGAAAAAAAACAATGTCTGTTATTGGTATCTGGACTGATGACTGTACAATTTGTGGAAAAGAAGGTGTAGCTTGTGCAGCAGCGGGACATGACTTTGGAATATACAAAATGCCTAAGTTAGAAGTTTTGGAGAAGAAAGATAGTAGTTAGATCGGGGGTAAAAATAGGAATACACAAGGGGCTAGTCTCCTAACGGCATGATGCGTTGCAACGCTATATGGCTCGAACGAGAAAGAGGTTATACGTGTAAAGTTCATGTTAAAACATGTTAAATTTAACATGAGATCTATCTCAAGCAGGTCACTTGCGGTTAGAGGCAGAACGTTTCCCACAACCCTGCTTGGGAGAGTTTTAAAAATATGAAGCCAAGACCCAAACGTAAATACCAGTGGATGAATAGAATAGGTGTAGGTACCTACTGTACTACGTGTAAGACGCATACAACAGGGATAGGTACAGAGAGTAGGCCGTATAAATGTAAATGCGAAGGCGAATGGTGGCATGACTCACAAAGTAATACTTGGATACGTGTTAAAAAAGTTTAGTTTAGTAAAGTGAGTGAAAGACCAGCTAAAGAAATAGCCCTCCAGTGGCTAGACACATGGAAACGTGATGTAGAAGGGTACTGGAGGGTGCGGGACGTTGTTATATCACGTGCTACCCGTGGAGACCGTAACGCTCAACTAATAGATAGGGTACTTCAGGATGTGGAACAACACCAACAAATACCACTTGTTGAGCTATTGGGCGCATTGTGGTTGTTGAGAGAATTTGTTGAAGGTAATGCTACAGAGTAGTATAATTACTTCATGGGAGAAAGACCTGA